ACTGGTGGAAAGAAAACGTGCAACGCGCACTCGCAAACAACTCATTCGTCGCAAAGGAAAAGCCAGACGTTGGTATCTTCATGCGCGAGTGGCTTTCGCTCTATGAGTCGCGCAGTGGTGAGCGTGGTATCTTCTCCCGTCAGGCATCTAAGAAGCAGGCAGAGAAGTTTGGAAGACGAGACTCGGATCACGATTTCGGCACCAATCCATGTAGTGAAATCATTCTACGTTCCAGAGAGTTCTGTAATCTCACAGAGGTTGTCGTTAGAGGAGATGACACCCCAGAAAGTCTCAAGCGTAAAGTCAAACTCGCAACTATACTTGGTACATTCCAGTCAACACTCATCAACTTCAAATACTTGAGCAAAAAGTGGCAAGAAAACTGTGGTGAAGAGCGTTTGCTTGGTGTGTCATTGACTGGTATCATGGACAATGAGTACACGAATGGTCATGCAGCAAAGGCTACGGGATTATTTAATGTTGCTGATATGTTGGAGGGACTACGTGAAGAAGCTGTTAAGACAAACAAACTTTGGGCTGCAAAGCTTAATATTCCTGTGTCTGCTGCTATCACTTGTGTCAAGCCTAGTGGCACTGTATCTCAATTGGTCGATTCTGCATCAGGCATTCACGCTCGTCATTCTCCTTATTACATCCGTACTGTACGTGCAGATAAGAAGGATCCTCTCGCAGTTATGATGAAGGACATGGGCTTCCCCGTCGAAGATGATGTGACGAAGCCTGAGCATACATATGTGTTCTCGTTCCCGCAGAAGTCTCCTGAACATGCTGTGTTCCGAAAGGACATGTCTGCTATTGAACAACTTGAACTGTGGTTGACATATCAGCGTCATTGGTGTGAGCATAAGCCTTCTGTTACTATCTCTGTAAAAGAAGAAGAATGGCCAGCAGTTGGTGCATGGGTCTATGACCACTTTGACGAAATGTCTGGCGTATCATTCTTGCCTTTCAGCGACCACGTATATCGTCAAGCACCATATCAGGACTGCACGAAGGAAGAATACGAAGCACTCCTTGCGAAGATGCCTAAGAATGTGAACTGGGCAGACCTCGCTAAATACGAAAAGAGAGACAGCACAACTGGCTCACAAGAATTGGCTTGTGTTGCTGGTGGCTGTGAAATCTAAGGATTCACATATGACAAAAGAAGTAGAAAAGATTAAATGCAACTTCTGTGAGTCATCATACAAAGTGCTTTACGACTATGAAGAAACACAGGGGCAGCCTCGTTTCTGTTCCTTCTGTGGTGAAGAATGCTTTAATGAAGACGAACTTGATTTAGAGGATGATGAAAATGAGTGATGATTATGCAAAGGGATTCAAGGATGGTTTCGCTGCTGGTCTAGAAGAAGGTAAGAGACTTGCTCCTAAAACTACCAGATTAGATGATTATGTTTTTGGTAATAATTATGGCTGTCCAAAGTGTGGCAAAGTCTTTATGTCTGCACAAGTATGTTACACTTCAGGATGTCCTTACACGGCCGTAGCATACAGTGATGGTGCAGTTGGTGCAACATACGATAACATGTCATCATCATATCCTGATTGGGCAGGAAATCCTACTATCGCACAATCTGACAAGTAGCATACATACTCTCGAAAGGGAGTTTATATGTGGCTTTATAACGGTAAAGAGATTGGTGATGATGAAGTTGTCGGCTATGCAGCATTTGTTTACATCATCACCAATCTAGAAAATAATAAGAGATATATTGGTAAAAAAATCTTCACATCTGTCAGAAGACAAAAAGTCAAAGGCAAAAAGAGAAGAAAGAAAGTCCAAAAAGAAAGTAACTGGAAATCTTATTTCGGTTCGAATCTAGCACTCATAGCAGACGTTGATAGATTGGGCGAAGATAAGTTTAGTCGTGAAATCGTAAAACTCTGCAAGACAAGAGGAACGGCCAGTTATTGGGAAGCAAAACTCCAGATGCAGCATGAAGTTTTGGAAAATCCTGATAAGTTCTATAATGAATGGATAATGGTAAAAGTTCATCGTTCACATATCAAAGAGTAGATAACAGATAATCAATTCTTTTTTCTATTATGCTCATCTCTGCTTTTATCTTTTTAATTTCACGCTGACGGGTTGAAATAGGTTTTCTATTATATGATTTGTTAGGTCCTCTTGGTTTTTTTGCCGAGAATTTTTCTTTTTTCTCTTTCGGTCGAAGACCATTTTCTTCCTGATGCTCCTTCACCACCCGAGGTAAGATTTCTTAGTATTCCCGTATTATTATCTTTTCGGCCATACCAACGTATATAAAATCTTTCCAATGCGAAAGCGCCAATTTCTGTTAAATTTGATTCCATTATAATTATTTTTGATGTGTCTTTAGGAACAAAAACTTGATGATTTTGTTGTGTGTGAGCGCGATTACCTTTTCCCTTACCGATATAGTAAGGTGTTCCGTTTTCTCTAAGATATGCGTAAACGTAATAAATAGACATGTGCTGGCGCTCCTTTCAGCGTTAGGGTAAGTGGGGACGGCAATCCCGCGACTTACATTTATTTATATTCCTAAAAAACTGCGACACTATTGCACTTGCTAATAAATGCTGCATGTGCTAAATAGATGTGTATCACAACATAACAAGGAGAGTCCTACCATGACCGCATGGGGAAGAATGTTTCTGAACGCCATGAATGGATTTCGGAATGAAAGCGAAACCGGATTGGTTCGCATGTTTCGTGTAGAGTATTCAAAAGAATACCTACAGTTGAAAAGACTGGGAGTACAACTGGACGATGCATTTGTTCGTCAGTATCTCAAGACAATAAAAATCTAATAATATCAATAACTTAGCAAAACCTCATTAAAATCAATAACTTAGCCAGCCATGCGTCCAGCGTATGGCTGGTATTCTGTTTCCGCGCTTGTTTTCTGAGGGTCCAGATGCTATATCCAGTCCATGACAACGGCGATTTATGACCAAGTGACCTGCTTCCAGCGCATAGCTGATATGCAAAAACAGGCCTTGAAGAATCGACCCTCAATCACTATATCCATAGAGTAAGAGAGAAAGATAGATGACCACAGATAACCCCCTCCTTCAGATCCACAAGCTGCTAGACAAGTTGTCGACCGAAGACCTCCTGCTTGTCGCTAAGTCCGCTGCGGCTCGCGCAAATAACGCGACCAAGATTGCCCTCAAGATCGGCGACACCGTGACTTTCGACGCCAAGTCTCGCGGCGTCAAGACCGGTGTTCTCATCAAGAAGAATACCAAGACGTTTCAGGTCCTTGTCGGTTCTACGACTTGGAAGGTTTCTCCCACTCTCCTCAAGAAGGTTGCTTAATCATGGCCAGCTTTAACATTCCCGTCTCCCTGCTCAACAAGTATGCCGAGCATATCAAGGCCGACTATCGCAAATGGTGGGGTTCTCGCGCCTCAGATCCGCATGTGCAGCAAATGATTGCTGAGTTTGATATTGACTTCCAGCCTGGTTCGAAGTATATTAAGGTTGTAAAGACCAAGAACGGAGTTGCGGAATCTGTTCACTCCTTCATCTGCAACAAGGACGGTAAGTTCCCTAAGGGCGCTGTTCTCAAGGCTGCAACTTTCAAGGCTCCTGCGACCAACTTCCTTCGCGCTTGGATCGACAAGCCTGAGACTTGGGCTGGTCGTGTTGTCTGGACGGGAACTCACTAATGCGTCCTAACTACTATTACCAAATCGAGTTTGATGACGGCCGAGTTATTCGCCGCGAATATCAAACCAAGTCCATGGCCGAAGCAATCTACAAGGCTCTGGAATCCGAAATGCTTCTGTTCAATATCAAGCTTGTTCAATACGGAGAAATGCGATAATGTCTTACAATGGCTGGTCTAACTACGAAACCTGGAATGTCGTTATGTGGTACGGCGATGTTTTCTCCGACATGGCTTCGGAACAGAAACTTCGCGGCGATGATCTTGAGTCATTTGTGGTCGAGATGGAAATGGACAAGATTCCTGATTCCAGTTTTGCGGCCGATGTTATGAATATGTTCTTGCATCGCGTTAACTGGGTCGAACTGGCTGACCACTATAACGAAGATTCCGATTTTGTTGACGAAGATGAAGAAGAGGAAATCGATGCGTAAGCCGTATGAGTCCTATGCCGAGATTCCTGTTCTGGTGGCAGAATATGTCTTGACAGTCGCGGCCGAAAAGCGTATCATGGACATACCTCTTGAAGATATCAATTCCTTTCTGACGGATCTTCATGAGCATTACAAGACTAAGCAGGAAGAGTATTCAGAAGGTTGGGTGTAATGGCGGTCATGTATCGCTATGATCGGCACGAAAAAAACTGGAACATCAATACTACTTGGATTGGCGGCTACATCTTGTTTTATGAACCGTCCGAGTGTATAATGTTTGTGCCTGGTTCATATCAGGAAATGTTGAAGGACTATGACTAATGGCACTTGTATATACCAAGACTTCATCTGGTCGTAAGAAGCCGTCCAAGAAGACGCTACGGTTGCGCGAAGACCGTAAGGCTTACTTCACATCCATTCTTAAGGATTCGCGCAAAGAACGGCCGATCAATCTGCCTGAACCATTGCCACGCAAGGAGTTACCGCCTCTCTCAAATAGTGTTGGCAATGGCTTCAAGCGGTCTGTTGATGACTACAAGTGGAAGCGCGACCGCGAGGAATCTGCTGCAACCATCAAGGAAATTGAGCGTAAGAAGACGCGAGTTGCGCCAGCATATAACAAGGGCGCGGTTCAATACTTGACAGAGGGTACCGATCCTGCTACAATTGGACGTAAGATATAGAAAGGACAGGAAATGAAGTATCGTATCTTTCTTTTGGAATCTGAACGCGGTTGGGGACAAGAGCGTTGGCATGAGGACTACGATACATACAATGCTGCCAAGGAACGTATTCGTGCGGTCAATGCTGAGAATACTGCCCTTCGCGCTCCTGACTGGTATATGGTGGCCGAAGATAGAATTGAGGTTGTGGAATGAATATTTATTTGATATACCGACTTTATCGTGATGGTATTGAAACTTGGTCTGATGTTGTTGGTGCTTTCAAAGATGAAAAGGAAGCTAAACTGCAAGTTATTGAGATGAATGAAGTTCTAGGTTGTGATGAAGGCGTCATAACTTGTGAATATATCTTGCAGGAAATGGAGTTGAAGTAGATGGAAGTTTATCGTGAACAGTTTGGATCTTGGGCTGACGTTCAACGTGAGTTTGAGATGAATGAGCCTGAGCCTGATGATGTAATATATGCTGAGTATAATACTCCGTCTTACGAAGGTTACGCCAACGTGATCTATCGCAACAGTGATCGCTATTACTGGGCATATGGTTCTCACTGCTCTTGCTACGGACTTGAGGGTCAGTGGGATCCTGAAGAGTATGATGCCCGTTCTTTGGTTGAGGTGCTGGCGCGCGGCAATCACTGGCGTCTGGATGACCTCGGTCGTCAAGTTCAAGAACACATAATAGATGCTGTACTGGCTTATCCTGGCAATGGCCAATTTGCGGGTCATGCGTAAACATAAAGAGGAATAGAAATGAAAAAGTACACTGTGAGTTATAGAATTGGTGCATATTGGTATCAATCTGAGGTCTTTACATCTAGTTCAAGTGCTGCCATACTTTGGGCCGAGAATATCGGTGGACATAATGCTATCGTAATGAAAGAAGAAGAAGTAGAATGAAAAAGAAAACTTATATAGATCCGCCAGGCGGTTGGCGATATGGATTTCCAAAGATTCTTCCTAATGATATCAAGGATGTCAACTCTTGGCTCTTACAAAATGGCTATCCACAAAGTGAGATAGATAGTTGTGGAAAATATTTTCACTGTCGTTACTGGGAGTCCGATGATGCCTAACTGGTGTGTTAATACTGTTACTTTTTCGCATAATGATCCTAACAAGATTGTAGAACTCAAGAAGGCCGC